ATCTTCAGGCTGCACGAACAGGAAATGGTAAACCATGGAGTCCGAATGAACAACTCATGGACGTAACAATCCGTATAGTTCAAGATTACTTGGTACACACGTATGGTATAGGCCATAAAATTCTGTCTATCTTTGAAGCTATTAATGGCAATGTTGAGATGGAGCTCGAAGGATTCAATATGAACACCTCTGCCGGACCTACAATGAAAGCTAAGTTTAAGATACACAAGAAGGAAGAAATGGTGTATAATACTAACAAAAATCAACACCAAGCTCCAATCTATGCTTTGAGTGGTGATGCAGGAGATTTTACCATTAAGGAAGCCAAACAGCAAATGGACTCTCTTAATCAGGGTACTCCCTTCCTTATTGTTGCCAGAGATGTACCAAAAGTAGAACTACTACCTCGCGCTAAAGTCGATAGCGGAAAAACCCGACTGTTTAATGAAATAGACCTTTCAACCAACATTACTCTTAAGAGAATATTTGGCGATCTAGTGGCCAACATGCAGAGAAATCATCATAAGAATTTCATTAAAATAGGCTTGGATCCTCTCCGAGAATGCCACCTTATTATGTGCCAGATCCTGTCTAAAGGTGAAAGTAATGTAACAAGTACTGATGTTTCCAGTATGGATAAACATATGCGACCACAATTCATTAGGCGTATCGTATCATGCATCGCTCCACTCTATGATAAACCCGAACCTTTTTGGAACGCCTTGTGTCTGTCTCTGAGCCACTGCTTTGAACTTCTCGATGGCGTAGGTTATTTCCCTGTCGGCGGAAATAAATCTGGATGGTTTCCTACAACGATCCTAAATTCCGTCGGTATGCTGATTCTTCACACGTATGATTACGTGAAAAATTTCTCATTTATACACCAACAACCTCCAACCGTGCTGAATTTCGTAGAAGATACAGTTTGTGTGATCCTCGGTGACGATATGGTGCGCAACACCAATTTACCAAATATAGACTCGACCGAGAGTATAGTACGTTCCGGCGCTGAACTCGGACTAACACTTACTGTCAATAAGAATTCAGGTGACAAGAATGTTGACTTTTGTTCACGTGTTATGTGGTTCTACGAACCTACGCAAACGTGGGTAGGAGCACTTAAGAAAGAATCTGTAGTTGGAACTCTACACTGGTTCTCACAAATTACGTCTGAACAGATTGAAAGTAACTGTGCTCACTCGCTTCTTGAAGCCGCTCTACACCCTGATCCCAATTTTCACCGGATGGTTCTACGTGATGTCATGCGTATTAAGAAGTTCTATAATATCAACCAGTTCAAATTTGTCATGCCTGGTCGCGAAACCATACTGCAGTGTTTATCTCATTACTGTAGGTATATTATAGACAATATGACTTTTTACGGTGAAGCCAATAAACACCTCCTTTTTGATAGTGATTTTTCCAAACCAGACGTAGTGTCGAACTCGATACCAACCATGGATCCGAAGTCACATTTTAATAATGTTATTTTCCCCCATTTAACAAAATATCACAACCCCCCAAACGTCACCATAAGTTTCTCCAACAATGGGGACAATCCCCACAGTTGGGTGTGCACGATTAAAGTAAATGAGGCTAATTTCGTCTCGGCAGCTGCGACCAAGAAACAAGCAGAACAGAACTGCTTCTCGCGAGCTAATAAGATGTTCTGTGAAGGACAATGTCTGATTAAGAAGGATGATGGTATGCTGGAACCTGCCATAGCTAATAGTGCTCCAATGACCCCGATGGACCTCGTGGTGAAAGACGAACCGACTACCACGAGAGGCAGAGCTGCTATGAATGCTTCCGCTCCATCCGCTTCAACTGTTCCTGGCGATGGTCTCACTCCGCCTATGGAAAACTCTATGGCTGGTCCTATGCAAGCCGTTGATTCTAACATGAGCGAAGCCGAACCAATAATATTCATGCCAACTGCCCCTCTTGTTGACCTAGTAGCTGGAGCCGTACCTGTTTGGAACATGCTCGAGTTTATTATGGAACAATGGGTATTGGCTGGAAGTGTCACCATAACGAATGAACACTCTCCTGGAACTGTCATCTTTTCCATACCCTATGCTGTTAATAACAATCCCTACCTATCTGGATTCGCTAAAGACTGGGCCAATCTCCATAAAAATATGGAAGGACTATTGGAAACAAAAATTCTAATTAATGGAAGTACGAGTTATCTCGGTTTAATTCAAGTTTCCTGGTATCCAACAGTGCCGCCTAAAGACGTTTCCATATCCCAACTCCAGATGTATCCCTATGTTACTGTACCATTAAATCAACTCGCTACGCGCAATATACTGACAGGGGACAAACGTATGCGCGATTTCGTGCGAGAGATCGACCAACCTGGAGACGATATAACTGATAGGCCGCATGTGGTAATATGCATTGTAAATTCCCTGTCGAATCCGTTTCAACCAGAAGCTACGGTGGATCTCAACATCTATAGTCG